CCTTCCACAGAACTTCTCCTTTTGTAAAATTGTTATTTTACCAAGTTATAACATGGTATTCCTTTTTATTTTTAATTGCCTCACAAATTTCATCAAAGCATGCCTGGACAGCAGCAGATTCCCCTTCTACTACTCGCAAATTTGAACCCAAAGCTATCGCTGCATTACCTGCAGTCGTGGCAACCATTTTAATGGTGATTCCCGGTGCCAAATGATGCAAAGTTTCATTATTGACTTGTATATACACTTGTTTGGACTCCTTTAAGTATGAAAGAAATAATAAAAAACTATATCCAAAGCTTGGCCCAACCTATTGTAAAGTTTGGCATTCGTTCCATCGTCTATAACACATATACCGCCATCGGTACTTGTATTATACCAAGTAAGGGCGGGATAGGAAGTTGTAATTGCTACAGTACCATTTTTCCAAACATATCCTTCGGCATAGACATAAGTAGTTGCACCGTATTGTCCCACAGCATGCCAAGCACCGTGTGTACCACTGGGCAAAGATTTCGATTCCTCATCGGCCATTTCACTATCTTGAAAATGCCAAAGAAATACGCCACCCCGCAAAGAACCGGTAAACCTCACATATGAATCTGCATCAATTAGCGGGGTTGCTCCATATAATTGGGGATCACCGCTCTGAAGGGTAATTGATGCATCCCCATTAGCAGTATCAAGTACACTTAAAGTTATATATGATGACTCACTAGATCCATGTATAGTAACCTCCGCAGAATCGCCAATTCCCTGATAGGCCATTTGATATATTTCTGCACTAGTTGCATGTTTAGTCCAAATCTGAACTTGCTGTAGTGCCTTGCTTGCCTCCCCAGCATCTATACCTATATACATCATTCCGGTTGCATCGGTATCACTATACAGACATAAAATATCATTGTCGTAATCAACTCCCATTGTGAAAGTTCTACTATTTCCAACGAATTGCATCGTGGCGGTAGCTCCACCAGTAGCACTTTCCAAAATTAAGTCGCCGCCACTCTCTATTTTAATATCTCCACCTGATTTGATGGTCAAAGCGTTGGCTCCCGATGTACTTAAGCTAAGATTCGTGCCGTCGAATTTAAGATAATTATTTGAACCGTCACCAACATATATTTTATATCCTGCCATTAAATAATAACTCCTTAAGATTGATATCCTATAAAAATACCACCTGCGTCGCCTGTCGCATTTACGTTAGATCCTCCCATTTTAATCCACTTATTGTCAAGATCTAATTTTATACCTGCTGCCGCCGCCCAATCTGTAGATTGGAGGACCCCCGCCTGAATTGTGCCCATGCTAGCACAAATAGCTGATAATATACTAACAAATATATTACTAGCCAAGACAGCATTTGCAGTAATATGAGATGCTTCAATAGCACCAACCGCTAAGTTAGAAGCCTCTACTACTTGTGCTCCCAAATGTTGAGTTTCTATAGCAAGTCCTTTTATATGTGAAGCTTCAACCGCAGCGGCAGATATGTTTGATGCTTCCACACATAAGGCACTTAAATGTTCAGTAAGTATATTACCCGCAGCAATTACTGACGAAACTACAGAATCTGCGGCTAGGTGTTTTGTTGTTATCGTATCAGATTTTATATTTGAAGCTAGCACACTATCTGCTTGTAAATGTGATGCGGCTACAGCTTGGGCAGCTATTACCGAAGCAGTTACAGCATTAGCTGCTAAGTGTGAAGCCTCTACACATACAGCACTCAGTTTGGCAGCAGTTACAGCAGCAGCACTAATATGAGAAGCGAGAATTGCATTTGCCGCCATTAAAGAAGCTACTATTACTTCACTTTTAAAATGTTGAGTTTCTATAGCACTAGCAGCAATATAATTAGAAGTTATAATTGAAGTTTCTAATAGAGATGCAGCTATAGCACTTGCAACTATAGCTCTAGTAGTTACCGCTCCTGTCTTTAAATGCGAAGCTTCTATTGCGTCGGCTGATATTTTAGCTGCAGTTATAGCTCCAGCATCAATCTTCTCTGTTGTTATTGCATTGCTAACTATAAAAGGAGCAGTTATAATATTAGCTTGCAATTTATCTGCGTCTATAGCACTAGCAGCAATATAATTAGAAGTTATAATTGAAGTTTCTAATAGAGATGCAGTTATAGCACTGGCAGTTATAGCCCTAGTAGTTATCGCTCCTGTCTTTAGATGTGAAGCCTCTATAGCATCAGCAGATATTTTAGCTGCAGTTATAGCTCCAGCATCAATCTTCTCTGTTGTTATTGCATTAGCAGTAACATGAGAAGCTAATATAGAATCTGCTGCCATAACACTTGCTGTTATAGCTTCTGCTGATATATGTGAATTATTAATTGCTGCATTTGCTATTTTAGATGCTACTACAGCGGAATTAGCCATAACACTAGCAGTAACTGAGTTAATTGTCAATTTGGCATTTGTTACTGCAGTATCTGCTATTTTTGTTTCTGTAACTGCTGCACTATGTATATTAGATGCTAATACAGCATCTGCTGCTATCTTAGAAGCTACAATAGCTTGATTAGCTATCACACTAGCGGTTATCGCATCGGAAGTTATCTTTGCATTAGTAATAGCTTGGTCTTTAATTTTTGCTTCTGTAACTGCTGCACTTTGTATATGGCTTGCAGCTACTGAATTCGCGGCTAAAGCACTTGCAACTATTGCCCCTACTGCTATTACACTAGCAGTTATAGCATCTGCTGCTAGTTTTGAATTATTTACTGCCCCTGCTATTATCGCCCCTAATCCAGTAGCTTTTCTCAATTCTATCGCATCAAAATATGTAACATTAGTATACCCAACACCTACTCTGTTTGCTGCTGCCAACCACTTAAAATATTTAGATCCCCTTCTAAATACAGTACCATCGCTTGGAGGCTCATTAGTAGCATTAACTCTTCCACCAAAAGGAGTAGTCAAATCATAGAATTTCCAATTAGTACTTGATAACACATTACTATATAAATAGTTATACCCAGTAATTGCGGCGGTGTAAGCAACAGAAGCTCCAACGCTTATGTCTGGTAATTCATCATCAGTATAAACTTTTACTATTGGGGCGGAAGCAACCAAACTAGCTATATCATAAACCTGAAAATTTGGTAAGTCAGCACCACCAGCTATTGGATTTAACATTAGTCTTGAGTTTTTAATTGTATAGCCGCTCCAATTAGGAGTAGCATTTACTTTAACTATTGTAGCACCATTACTTACCTCTTCTGTTACATATGTTCTAGTACCGCCCTTTCTCCATGCATTATATGTGTTTATATAAGTATGGTCTCCTGTGTAAGTCTTAAATCCCAAATACATTCTTGTTGGGGTTGCTGCTAATTGTGTGGCTACCCTAACAGCACATTGGTACTCATAATAACTGGAAGCGTCTATTGCAACAAACTCATCTGACTCTATTGTATGATATCTTCCAGATACAGTTCTAAAGCAAGAACTGCCAGTATAAGCACCACTAGGTGTAGCAGTGTATATTAAATCAGAGAAATTATAGTTATTTCCAAATTCAGCATTACCATTGGTAATTAAATTGTTGCCCGATTTAAAATAATTTTTATAATTTGATAGATCAGTAGTCGCTATCTGCGCTGTGTGAGCGCTCGCCACTGATGAGAAATCGCTTATATTATCACTAGTGTCTCTAGCTCTTACCCAAAAATGCAACGTACTACCTAAAGCAGCATGATATCTAAAGTAAGTGCCTCTTTGGTGTGCTACGCTTGCGGCAGTAGTTGTAGCATTTGATTCGTTAGTGTAAATTATGTAATCTTTTAAATCAGATTCTGTATTTTTATCCCAATATGCCACTACTTCATGATAACCACTAAGGGCTGTTAATCCGGTAGGGGCACTAGGAGCTTGTGTGTCATAAGTAGTAGTTACGGTGGCCTCTGCGCTCCAAGCTGATTCATTACCATACATGTCGGCGGCAGAAACATTACCTCTGTATAAAGTATTTGCTTTAGCTGGCAATATAAATGCATTTGGTGTAGCAAGTGTATTAATATCCATATATGAATAATAAGATTTTGAATCTTGCCTATACCTTAAAGTATAGTGGTCAAAATCACTCTCATCATTTGCATCCCAAGAAGCAGTTAGATATACTTGCTGCCTACCGTCAGCATCTGTAGCCACCCCAGAATTAAAAACCAGCCCTGTAGGGGTATCTGGGGCTGTCGAATCTAACCCTGCAATACTTATACTAGCAACTGCACTATCTATACCATCCCCAAATAAATCATATGGCTCTACCCTCACATAATATTTCGTGTTGTCTGATAGTCCTGAAACAGTAGTTGTACGTGATGACTTAGATATTCTATCTACTGACCCTGTTACAGGCGTTGCTGTACCATACCATACTTTAAAATAGTCTAAATCGTTATCTTTTGGGGTGTAAGAAGACCAATCAGCACGAAAGCTTTTAAAAGCTGCTGTTAGCGTTGGAGTATGTGTGGACATATCTGGAGCGGAATTGTTAACTGTAAGAGTGGCAGGTATTTTTGATATCTTACCAAACCAATTACGTTGATATATCTTTATCTGGAACGTTCTCTGGGCTGTGCCATCATTATCTTCTAGATTTTTCTCCCAAGTATATATATAGAATTTATCAGTAGTAAATTCTGTTCGCCATCTTGTCGTACCTGTGCTATTCCAAATCTCTACCTGAAAATCTCTAACTATAGCCCAGTCATTCGCCCCCTGCCCTGCTGGTTGTTCTGGGTCTAAGCTGCCTGCACCGCCAAAGGGCGCATTTAATCTCCAAGCAAATTTGCAATCTCGGCCTTTAAAGATGGTATTGTTGCCTTGATTGAAGATTTCAAGTCCTGTTGGTGAGTATGGGTCCCCTACATTCTCTCCTGTAATAGTTATATTAGCAGTGGCAGGATCTAAGTTTTTAATTCCAACTTTGTTTATAGAGTACACTTTTACATAATATTTAATTCCTGGTAGTACCCCAGTATATTCTATATCGTCGTCGCCGTACCCTTCTGCTATTTTAACAAAATGTATATTATCAGTGGAAACATATACATCCGCGTGGTCCCATACCAATGTACTCTCTGGTTGTCTAAATGAAATGCCAAAACCAACTTGGTTATACAATTCATACAAGGTTAACCCAGATACTGCAGGAGCAAAAGCAGAAGGATTTGGCAACTCGCTGGCCTCATCCGTACTTATCGCCATTCCCGTATCACTATAAATAGATGCACTATGTTCGTTGGCGATTATACTAATCTCATCGTCCGTAGTGAGTGAAACTTCTTTCACTCTGTATTCTTTTATAGTAGAGTCTACTACTCCTAATATATAGACTTCATCTTCAGAAGGAGTTGTACTAAATGTGCCATCTATTGTTACAGTCTTGCCGCTTACACTTGCTATATCAAAAGTTTCTATACTATCATCATCATGTATTACTTTAATATCGTATGCAGTAGGGTCTCCAACTATATTTGATGGTATATCTTGGTCTATTACGCATGTAGTAGAAGTACCACTAATAACACGGCCACCCCATCCCCACTGTGGTATGTCGTGCTGCACAGCTACTATGTCTCCTGGCTCACAATTAAGCGCGGCGATTGTAGTAGAAAATTCAACAGTTTTCCTTGAGTATCTTGCTCTATTTAATGCTAATTTAGCTTCTCTTAAAGCTTGAGCCGAATCGGTAACACCAATTAAACTCATGGACATTTTTCTTTTAGGTTTACCCAACGCCCATTCCGTCTCATCTACTAATTCTATAGTTTCTGTTTTCCACTCGTTATCCTTATTGGCAAATCTAACCTCTACCATATTAGGAATCTTAGTATGTTCGGCGTATTTAGTTGTGAATTTTCTTTCTAGAATATTACCCATTGTAAACAATTGGATTGGATCTTCGTCTTCTTCGTATTTAAATTTTATATAACCACCAGACCAATAGATGAACATCCTAGAAACCACAGCCATTTGCTGTAGCCAGCTTTCTGGGTCTTGCTCGGTATCTAATACAATATGTAATTCATTTTTATGCCCAGTACCAACTTTCTGCCAGCATTTTTTGGCTGCTGTATTAATAGTAGATTCGCTTAAATCTGAAGTTGTAACTACTTCTCCAAGACCATACCTATCATTAATTAAAAAATCTCTAAGTATGTACGCTGGATTAGAAGTCCACTGTGTTACATAAGAAGACCCATCCCAATCTTCTTGGTGTTCGTCAGACAATCTCTTAAAAGTATTTCCAGTATCCCAATAATAATCCTCAAATTCTTCGCTACCATCTCCAGCCAAGTCTGGTACTCTAACTTTCAATCCGCGCACCAAAATTTTAAGATTAGGTATCGTACCTGATATTTGATCTGTTGCCTTTACTCTTAAAGCAATTAGTGCTGTGTTAGGGTAGGCTAAATCTTCGCTTACTATTTCTGTTATTGTTGTTGTTTCTAATTTATTCTCGCTAGAAAGTTGTGTAGAAGCCGGGGAAGATCTCTGTACTTGTATGTCATATGTGTCTCTAGACCCAACAGTTATAGTCTTATATTCTTTTATTTCAGATTTAGTTTTGGCACTAATTGTATACCAATCTGTAGTAGTCCAAGAACCTTGAGGACTATTAACTCTATATCTTATTCTATATTTTATACTTTTAGATTGTAGCTTGCCCTTTTTAGACACAGCAAATAATGCCGGACAAGATAAGTTAACTGTAAATTGATCTATATCCGTATTTGTAGTATACAACAAAGACCAATTATTCCCAGGCTCGTAGGCTGGCACTTTGTGAGCATAATCATATGCAGTTTTTACATCTCTGAAGCCTTTTATTGAAGTTTGTGTATTCGTACCCGGCCTTCCAGCCCACTCACAATTTTCAAAAGCTGAAACAAATTGGTCGTTAATTTTAATATATGGTGTCTTTGTATCTACATCTTCTAGAGTAGTTGGTATAGATGCTACTAGTCCCGTCTGATCCTCATCTACAATACCAGATATTTCTCCTTCTCCTAGTGCTAGTAATAGATCTAAATAGTTATCGTCTCCTTGAGACCATATATTAAAATTGATGAGTTGTCCACCAACTAGGTGTTCCCCATAAATTAACATCAGTGGAGTATCAGATTGAAGGGAAGTAGTTGCACCATCCCAACCATACGTAGGACTTTCTGTTTCGTCTTTGAAGACTGGTGGCTCAAAAAGTTCCCACAACCAGCCACCGCTCAACCAAAGTAATGTTTCAAAACCTGCCTTAGCCTTAGTTGGTAAAAACAAGGCAGCTTGCAAAAGACCACTCAAACCAAAGTCACCCTCTATAGAATGAGTTACTTCTACAACATCATTTTGCTCTAACGAATAATTCTTCCACTCATCAAATTTAATGAGAGAATTATTTACAGATACAAGTATGCGATTTCCTAATAAAGGTTTAGTTACATGACTATTATTCGCGGCGATTTCATGTAAAGCTGTATTAAGATTAGTTTGTTTAGTCTCAAACTCATATTTCTTATCTACAAATCTATTAGGAATATACCTAATTAAAGCCATTTATTCTTCGTCTCCTATGTATCTATATGCACTATGGGAAAAGCGCAACCATCTGTCCAATCTAGTTATACTTACAGGCATGAATTCAGTACAGTGAATAATTTTATTAAATTCTGTGTATACAGCAATATGTGTTGGTATGTCCTTTCGCTCTTGGTCTAACGAAAACAAAATTATATCGTACTTCTGTAATGTATTCATATCTATATTTATTTTCTTCCACTGTTTATGAAATTCTGAAATAGAAGCGTAGAATTTAGATGAAGCTTCCAAAGATGGTTCGTATTCTACCATATCAAATAGATCAATTCCCAATTTATCTTTGTAAATGAGAACTACCATCCCCCAACAATCTGTTTCTTTTTTACTTCTACCACCATATTTAAATGGTATACCTATATATTCTCTGAAAGACATTATGTTATTATTACTCTTTTACGCGGTATTCCTGGAAACCCACCGTAACGTGAAGTATTATTATAAGAGTCACATGAAGCTAATGTGTGCAAGCAAGTAGTGATTAACGATGAAGCTAACGTTGCGTTTATAGCGGGGGTGGACAACGTAGTAGTACCTAAACACTCCAAACTTTTAAATTCCCATTGGCATTGGTTTCTTCTGTAAACTCTACTAGGTACTGTTATGTTATATATAGTAGTTTTAGGAACTAACGATACTGTAATCTTATCTTGTCCAGATTGCGAACCGTCAACATAGAATTTTTCTGTTACATTGGCGCTAGCATTACTAAGCAACTCATCAAATACTTTTAGAATTGTAACTTCTCTACCACGTAAACCATCGTGCTGCTCCAAATACGCACCAAAAGTTCTGTCTACATCCGCAACAGTTATAGACATGGAGGGTGCAGAATCTACACTAGTATAACTTATATCTGAAATGTCTATAGGGGCTGCTGTATAAGTCTGTGCTGTTGCTGTGTTAGGTTGAAAGTAATCTATATTTTTATTCCATGCTGACCAATACAACACACTAGCAGCAGAATCAGCGTATTCTATTGCAAGCAGTTTTATTGGTGTTATACCTTCTAAAGCATTTTTCTTTTCTACAAACGAAGCATTAATAGTTCTAGGCATTTACTTTACATCCCTCTGCATAAATTTCAACGTACCGCTTCTTACTGGGCCAACGAAAGAAGCACTTAGATGTGTATCTATAAAATCTGTAACTTTAAAATCTTCAGTAGGATCTGCTAAATAACATCTATACATTGGATATGCGTATACTTGACCAACAGAGAATTCTTCTAAATCTCCAAAGTCGCTAGTGTTAGCAAACTGAATAGATGAATCATCTACTTTGGTACTTATTATACCTACCCTAAATTTCTTCTTATGTGGATACCAAATACAAGTATATCTCCCACCTTCACCAGAGGTAGCAGAAAAATCTGTAGTATCATAAATTGAAGCGTTCCAAGTAGCACCTGTAGCTAATGCTGTAACTTTCTGCCCACTAGAAAAATCTACAACATAGAAACTATTAGTTCCAAATTCCGCCACGTCCCTTATAAATCGGCGTATTTGTTTAAATTCCCAATTAAATATGTTATCATAATTATATTCTATTCTATGTCTATGCTCTCCTATTTTCCTAGTCCATATAGCACGATTTTCCATAGTAGACATGGAGGTATATCCGGCCTTAACTTTATTACATCCAGCATTTGGTTCAAATAATAGATTAGTAGCTGAAGCAGACAGTTGGCTTGCTACAAAATTTCCCTTCGAATTTGTATTTGTGCTGGCGATATAGCCGATTGGGAATATTTTTATCTCGCTCATCTATTATCGTCTCCTATTGACTGCTTGATACGTTGATCTCTTTTCTCTTAAATCTCTTCCTACAGCATTAACAATGACCCTTCTCCCAGATTTTTCATTCATTGCTGCGGCTATGTCTTCATTAGTAACTAGATTGTAAATATGTATATCACTTTCTCCTCTTTGCCTTCTATAAGCGGGGCCTACATAATTATCATGAATATGTTCTTCTGGGAGTATGATTTCACGCCCCGATTTGTTGTCACCAACCTTTGCAATAGTTGGTCCTGATGTAACTCCTCCAGTAGCATAACTAGCTTGCTGTGCTCTTTTTCTATCCATTAATACTAAATCCCCATACACAACTCCACCTTGAGCATATTGCTGCGCAGGCTTTTGTGCTTCTATCATTCGCACTCTCATCATACCTTGTGCTATTGCGGTTGCAATCCATGCTGCTGCTAGAGCAGGACCTACAAACGGAATTCCTGCTAGCGCAGAAGCGCCTGCCTGCGCTGTCTTAAAAGTATCCACTATTGCTTGTGCTATTGCTATTGCCTTGTAAGCATCCCAAGCAGATTTAGATTTTTGCCCCCAATAGGCGAACATCTCTTTCCAAGCTTCTACCATATCGCCTGTGTGTTGCTGAATAGTGTCGCCATAAGTACCTATAAGTGTTTGTGTAGCCCCCCACGTATCCCCCTCTTTCATTAGAAGGCGTATTTTTTCATTCTGCATTTCTTTGAATGTTTTCTGCGAATTTGCATATTCTTGTGCGTTCAATGCTAATTGATATCTTAAATCTTCCTGTTCTGTTCTTAATGCTTTAATATTCTTTTCCGATTGTGCTTGAACGTCTGAGTCATCTGTAGTATCCCGCAACCTTTTCTCTGCTTTTATTTGAGTATCTATATCCAACATTCTTTCAAGCATTTGACTTCTTTGTAATTCAAGTATTTCTCTTCGTCTTTTTAGTTCTGCTCTTTCCTCTAATTCTTCGGTACGTTTAAAAGGATGCCAGAGTGCCTGATATTTTTCCTGTGCTGCGTGTCTTTGTTCTAAACTTTCCATTTCAAACTTTTGTCTGCGTTCTGTTACTTTAGTTTGTTCTGCAAATATACCAGATATATATTGTTCTTCAAATCCAGTACGCGAAGGAACTATTCCAGCACGCCTCCTCGCAGCAATAGCTGGAATCATTTCTGATTCCTTTGCCGCAAACTGTAACTCCATAGATAAACGAGATACTTCCTTCCCAGCTAATTTTGCTTGTATCTTCAAATCTGTTATTTGTGTTACTAATTCGTTCCACTTCTCTACAACTTCAGGTGGGAGTTTCCCCGCTTCGGCCAAAGCTTCATACGCATTTACTATAGGTTGCTTTAGAGCAATCAGTGCCTGCATTTGAGATTGTTCTATTTTCATTCTTTCTATTCGTTCACGTATAACTTGTGCTTCTCTAACCTCTACAGCCCCTACATATTTCCCAACGGCTTCAGCATAAGCATCTTGATATTTAATTCTAGCATCGTAAAAAGCTAATTCATTCTTCTGTTGTTTCTTTAGTACATTTTCCTCAAATTTATGTAGTTTAAGCAAAGTATCAGCTAACTTCCTAACTGTGTCAGCTTGATCCGTTAATTCTTTAGTTACGCTTTTTAGTAATTCTTCGCTGCCCTTATGTGTTATGAATAACTTGACCCAAGAATCTTTCATGGTTACTAGGGCTTTATTTTCCTTTACTAATTTACTAGTAAGTTGCTCTCTAGTATATACTAATTCTCCCCTAACAGCGTGATGCTCCGCAAGCGTATCAGTAAGAGCATCCCAAGCATCTGCCTCTGTATAAACTGGGCGTGCTGATAGATCTGCCTCCCTTTCTCTATCTTTCTGTAATGTTTCAACTGTCTTTGTTAGAGAATAGAACTTATATAGATGCGCATATGCATCTTGATATGCTTTTATCGTCTTTTTTAATTCTCGCGCTTCTGTTGTCCAATACCAAATCCCATATTTATATGTTAATATTTGATCCCAAATTCCTATACCGTCTCGTAATTCCTTATTTAATTTACCTTGCGAAATACGTAATAATGCGGAGATTCTAGCAAGCTCTTCCATCGCTGCCCCAGAATCGTTAAAACGCAGCAATAATTCAGCCATACTTTCGCCAGTAATTTTTCTTGCTCGTTTTTCTCTAAAGCGCTCTAATATATCAAGTATATGGCCTCTTATATAGTCTACAACATCAGCGTATTCTGCAATATAGGATAATATTTCTTTCCATGTAGTTTCTGTTACTTGCCTATATCTTTCTTGTAAGCGCAACATCTTCTCTTGTTGCTTGGTCGCTAATTCTAAGGCTGAGCCTATACCGCCCATTTCTTCTCTTACTTTTTCCCAATTACGCAGGAGAGCTAAGATAGCAGGGGCACCACGACGCCCAAATATTTCGGTAATCTTTTCTGTAACTAAGGCTGTTTGATTTAAGTCTTTAAATGATGCGTGTAATTTATTCATAACGCGAATGAAATTAATAGGCTTACCTGGGTCAAAAGATAAATCAAAAGCATCACTTAATTCTTGCCCCCTAGCAGCCATTTGAATAATGGCCGTTCGTAATGATCTACCTGCCCTGCCAGATCTAATCATCATTGTACCTAAGTTACCAATTATAACACTTAAGTTTTCAAAAGATAGGCCAGCAAGTTGAGAAATCTGTGCAGATTGATTTAAGGCTTGCACCATTTCATTCATATCAACCTGATTGCGTTCCCAAACATAAGAGAGCACACCACTTATTTTAGCAAAAGCCTCTGTGTCACTAGTAACAGTATCAAGTATACTCTTAAAGTTATTAAATACACCAGCTATTACTTTTGTCGCATCTGTAACATCTGCTTCGGTTGTTCTTGTTAATCGCATAACGGAATTAACAGCAGCTAAAGATTCTTCTGCGCTTAACCCAGCAGAAGATAATTGATATAAAGCTTCCCCAATATCTTTGTACGTAGCCCCCGTTAATGCCCCGGTTTCTACTATAGTCTTGCGCACCATTTCTGACGTCTCTTCGTAACTTTTACCGTGAGAGACCATAGTACGCATAGCCCGACCAGTAGCTTCATCCAAATCTAACATTTCCGTCGCTATTTTTTGTAGAACCCTAAAAACTTCCCAATAAGCCCGTAGTTGCAAAAACCAACCTAAGCGCATCGGTGAGAATAGTCCGCCACCTGGAAACATGCCACCGCGTCTTTGTAAGGCGGCAGCTTTTTTAGCTTCCTTGTTTATTGCTTGTTGCTCTTTTAACACTCTATCTGAAAACCTAGCACGTTGCTGCAACAGCAGGTTCATAGTCTCGGCTAATCTAATGGCTTCTCTTTCATTAATTATTCCTAGTTTGCGTTTAGCATAGAGTTTTCCATATTCTTTAGCTAGACCAACTATATGAGATCTTTGCATTCTTCTTGCTGCTGATACTTTAGGAGAGGCTTCTAATACAAATATTTGTTTAGTTTGTGCTAATAGTTTTTGGTTGTGTACGAGAGCGTTTTTCAGCAATTGAACAGCCCTGGCTCTGGCTGCGTTTATTTGTTCTTGTGTAGCAGCTTCCTGCCCAACCATCATTTTTCTAGCTTTTTGTATTTGTTCTATTGTCTTCGGCCCAATACCAGGCATAAGCCCTATTGCTTCTTGTGCGGCTTGCCCAAGAGGTTTCCCACCGCGCAAAGTATTTATAGCATTAGCTAGTACTTTTATTCGTGCAGTAGTAGTTTTAGCACTTTCCTCTACTGTTTTAAATTGTCGTATGAGTGGGCGTAGAGTATCGGTTCCTAATTTATCTATCCATTTGCCGTCAATACGAAGATCTATATCGCCTACACGCTTGCGTAGCTGTTGCAGTTGGCGCTCCGCAAGTTTGATAGACTTTGGGATATCAGTCATATCAACTACAAACGGTATGTTTATTCCGCCTAATCTAGGCATAATTTAATCAGCACTCTCCTAACCTAAGAATGGGACGAGTCCCTTTAAACCCTTGAATGGATCTTTCTTCTTCTCTTCCCTTTCTCTTTTTTGTTTCTCTAAATCTAAACTATCCAAATACTTTATGAAAGCTTCTGTTCTATCTTTATTAACTTTTTGTGATTCTGTAAGAAAAGCGGCAGCAACTGCTTTATACAATCTTATGGCGTCGTCTCTCATCTTCTCTATTTCTAACTCCACTAAATCTTCATAGTATCGCTGTGACTTTTCTATAGAATAGTTCCATATTACATCTCGTTCACTGTGCCCATTTCTCACTAAAGTATTAACTATTCTACGCAACTTTAATTTACTCTCTTTTGGGGTTGCCCCTCGATTTATATCTCCTCGAAGGGCTTTGATACATTTCCCAAGACAGTGGGGTTAATGAAATAAATAGATATAGCCAAGTGGAAGATATCCGCTGGATGCAATTCTTCTATCTCTTCTGCTTCCAACTCACAAGATAGTTCTATAATCGGAGATACTAAGTGCCCCACCTTCATCATCAGTTTGCTCATAGGAGCAGAAGCAGCCTTTGATATCTCATTATACTCTTTCTTTTCTTCATCGCTCAATTCAATATTATTTACTATCTTCACTTGCACTTTATCTTGCAGACGAAACATTTCTGCGATAGTAGAGATATCTATATTAGAAGTTTCCACTATGTTCATCATTTCATCCACATGGGAAGCGACCTTATTCCACTTCCCCCAAGACCAAGGCTTCAATTCAATTTCCCTATTACTTACTGGTAACGTAATAACAAACTCATCTGGAAGTACAGTTTCGTCAGAACGTTCTTCCTTCTTGGGAGCCTCGTCTTCTTTCTTCTTCTTAGCCATCATGTTCTCCTTTTTTTCCTTGACCTTCTTCGCTTACGTTTTCTCTGATTACTATTCTTTCCATTCTTTTTCATAGCTTCTGAAAAATCTGCTCTGCGAATTCCAGCCAATAAATACCACCCCTTAGAATTGGGGAGGGGGAGAACCCCTCCCCATATATTAACTATGGATGCTAGATTAATCTATTTTTCCACTTGTAGCTGCCATACAAACATACCCATAAGGGCAGTCGGTAGCACCAACACTATAAGTAGAGTCATACAACACATCTAGCATCATATTCGCACTCATCCAATCCTCCGCATTAAACGACAAATTCCCATCCGTCTTTAGTGTCGCTTTAGGAATTTTGTAGATCATATCTCTACCTACCATAGTAGTGAAATAGATCTGTGCTGAGTATTCCTTAGTCGGAGAAGCATTAACGACGAATGTAGGAGATGCTGTGTTAATGTCTGCACCATAGAAGAACCTCTTCACGTTTGTAGCATTAATCTGATCGAACGTAAAATTCACTGAAATTGATTTCGAAACAGTAACAGTTTTATCTTTTCTTCGTTCTCCATTAATGCTAACAAAGTGATCTAGATAGGTTATGTCTGGTGCAATCTCTACATTAGTAGTATTACCAATACAAAAATGCGTATGGTAAGCTGCTGACGCAATCTGGGCATCAATAGATGCTAAACCAGTACTACCAGTAGTAGTATGCACAAACACATATGCCATACCTACAGTATAGTCGCTAGTATTAAAATGTCCTGAGTAGGCCATTAAGTGTCACCTGCCTTACTTCTAAATTGGCCGTTTACTTATGGTTTGTGTTATCCAACACACTTTTATAAAGTTTTTCGATTATATGTATATGTCTTTCTGTTGTTAAGAGGACTCTAGCTCTATCCACATTCGCTTTTAGTTTAGGATAGAGGTGACCCCATTTTTGTTCTACGTTTCCTATGTCGGCTGTCTTTTCAAACTCAATTGCTACCCCATACTTCCTAAGCAATTTTGCCTGCAAAGGCGCTCCCATAATAAGAAGCGGACAGCCTGCCATAATATACTCGTAAGCCTTATTCATTGTGGTTTTATTTGTCTGTTCTTCTGTCAATCCTTCATTATTGAACAGTAGTAATCCCCATTTACGTTTTACCAAACCCTCCATCATGTGGTCATAATGAGTAGGTGGATAAACGAAGGCACCAATGTCCTGATAAGTTTCAAACCCATCCATGTTACCTATATAGGCATGTAGTTCGTTTCCCATATCCACAATTTTTTTGAAATGATGGTATAGGCTTCTATATTTGAATGGCGTATGCCCATCAGCCTGTGGAGGATTTGCTCCTCCTTCATATACTATACCAGTACGATTAGTATCTTCTCCTGGTTTGTATAAACTTAAAAAATCATCGTTACAATAATGATAAAATACAGCAGTAGGTTTATCAAACTTGTGTAATTCTTTTGCATATTCCTCTATAGGTTTCGATACAAATATAGCTCCTGCTGCTGCATTAAAAACTCGTATCTCATCTAGGTTAGTCATATTGTCACGTTTGAATCTGATAGAATCTAAGTCGTGGCAATCATGTATAAGATTCTTACATCCTGTATTGTGCGCCACTACGAGCATCCAATCAGGTTCGTTTGCCACCTTGATAATATCATACCAGCCTTTAACCGCTTCTAATGTATTCCTAAATTGCTCTTTGGTATGATAGAAGAATACCTTATCATATTCATCTGTACCATAGGAAATCTTATTGGTTAAAGCATCCAAATGGTAACCCTTTTTCTTCAATGCTCTACACATCTTTATATTACGTATGCAAAAATGTGCTCCAATGTCTAGAATTCTAATAGGCTCCCCATTAGGTTTTGTACAAAGCGCCTCCCTACGACCCATAATTCCCTCCTTAACTTATACTGTGTTTTATAATCATGAGGTCGAAATTAGCCACGAAAACTGGATAATCTTCGACATCAAACTTTAGAAAAGTAGGAGCACTCTGATTAGCAAAGATCTTCATCTTAATGTCGCTTCCTACTCTATCATTATTATGCCAAGCATTAATCACTGATTGTGTAACTTTATAAGCTTTAGACACTGTACTTGCTTTAACTCGTATTTGTACAGATGGATATTGTGCATCTTTATGTCTGATATCAGGAGGAGTTCCAGCGTAAGGAATAATAGTTAGACTATTAGTAGGAGATGCAGGTTCAACCATTAGGAATACGTTTGAATTGCTTGTGAACGTAGTTCCAAAGTTATCTACTATTTCATTAGTAGCAGTTAAACTAGTAAACCATCTCTCCAAATCTTCCGCTAGGTTAGCCATTATTTTTTCCCTCTCCTAATACGAGTACCATGTATTTTATTATATTCTTGTATTGCTCTTGTAGTAGCTCTTTCCATTATCCCCATAAGTAGCCGTTTATGTTCGTTAACGGCCCGTTCCAAATATTTGGGTCCAGTACTTTTAGGTTCTATTCCTACTTGTCTTGCGTGCCATCTACCCTTCTGAGATTCTCTCTTCGGCCTAGGAACCCAAGGTAATAAATCCTCATGCGCCCACAAAGCTATATCTATCCCCTTATCTGTACGTTCGAAACTAATCTCTGCTTCTATTCTATTTGATACTTGCCTTATACTATCTACAAGTTTATTTACGGTAAAGTTTCCATCTGCCCCCGCGTCAACATCCGCCACTAAAGTAGAAGTGCGACCCCTCCCCAAATAAAAATTAACTTGCCCACTTCTTCTCAATTCCCCAGTTTCATATGGAGCAATACTTACTGCCATATGTAACACGTTAACACAAAAGTCAATCAAATCTCTTGATATATAATCTACTATTAATCTATAAAAACTATTTCTATTTTTTAATCCTATAAGACTATCAACCACAGCTTTTATATCAGCATCCATCTCTTTTAATTTTTTCGCTTTTACTGTACGATAGTCTTGTGCGGGGTATTCACCAATATAGGCACCTACACCTCTAGGCATTATCCTCTACTCCTTAGAGCTAAACGTTGGTGATGTACGTTACCGAATAAGTCCGTCTCTTTAAAAATCTTCACAATAATATAATCGTCATTATCAAAATCTACGACGTAGTCTACTGCTAATTGATAGTCCTTTCCTACGTAAGCTAAAGCATCAACTTGTTCGTCTTCTAGCATAGCTCTACGCACTCTTAAAGTATCATACGAAAATCTACAAGGAACATTCTGATATAGAATGGTTGTAGAAATATCTCCCCATTTGTCTCTACTGATTTTTGAGATTGATTTTATATTCTGCTGGAAGAAAGCTCCTGGCATTATTTTTTCTTTCCTTTTTTCTTCATTTTTGAAAGTGTTAATGCTAAACGAGCACGCTGTCCTGTTTTGCCACCCTTCTTGGCGGCAGCTTGTAATTTCTTTTTAGGAATTGGTTGCCCCTTCTTCGCCCCCAACGTCTTCCTCAAGGCACCTTTTTTCTTTATGGCTCCTTGTATCCATTTCTTTTTCTTCTTCCCTTTCTTTTCAGCCAAGAATACCACCTTACTTTTTCTTTTTCTTTTTGCGCTTACTATAAGCGCCGTTGCATCTCTTCCATGCTTCGTTCTTACTTAATCCTTTTCTTATATATCGCTTCACACAGTCGTCTACCCATTTTGGCATTATTACACTATCCTTCTTAAATATTCTTTGTTAAAATTATTATTGTATAGAAGCTTAGATCTAATAGTAGCCATTCTTTCTATAGCATCTAGTTTTCTCTCTATTTCCTTCTCATTCAATTCATATGTTAAAGCTTTATAATCTGATTCTTTTAAATATATTATTTTATTCCTAGCCCCAAGTATATTGTCATATATGTCGTTTAACGTTCTATTGCTATCATTGTAACATAAATGTGTAAAAGGAGTAACTGTACACATAAGCTGTAGTTTCAATAGTATAAACTGGTAATCAATAGAATGCATATCTTGGTTGAAGCAATACAATTGCCTAACTCCAAATTTCTTATACGCTTTCTCAACTTCAAATTTCTTCTGTACTCTTAAGGCTTCTCGACATAGGCTATATATGTTATCTTCTTCCATGCCATCCGATATAGTAATTACTACACTACGGCCATCTAGCAAATGAGAAGCATACATAATTGCGTCATACCTAGTCTCCGAAACTATCAGCTTGTACATTAAGACCTCCCATATTTGATACTTTTCCTCAAATGTCTTCCAAGCAATCTTCGTGCCTTGAAACAAATCTTATTCCCCTGCACTGATTTATCCGCATCCTTAAAACTTACACCAAGATCTCCAGTAC